TAATCAAAACGCCAAAGGTATTTCATAATGTTACCTTGTAGGTAGTACTTGAACCCATCACCAGTCGCAGCGGCAATTGCTTGAATACATTCAATGCCTGTCTGATTATAATGAGGTGGGCTATTGACCATATCAACAGCATTTTCTGCAGGCCACATCTGTTTTGAGTCTGATTGTGACATAGCTTGTTTCATAAATGTTTCGTGTCTCATGCCCTTCCTTTCGTCCTTGTTCCAAAGTTTAACCGTACAACATTACCATCTTCTTGAGTAGTTACAACAGGTTCTTCCGTAATGGATTCAAGTATATTGTCAATCTCTTCCATTACATATGTATGTACAAAGTTACGCATGTCGTCATTAATTTCCATTAACGGTACTGTAGCACACATCATCTTGGTGAAGTGCATTAACTGACTGTAGCTTTCATCATCTAGATTGTTGTCTGCACTTGTGATAATAGCAACATCAACCTCTCCTGTCCACTCACTATCTATTACAGTTGGCCTTACGCGAACTACGAAATCATCTTCCCTTAACTCCAAGAAACTATCGTCCATTTGCTATCTCCTTTTCACTTTGTTACCACTGAACTTAATAAACTTTGGATGTTTATTCCTGCCCTTTTCTCTAAGCCAGTCTTCAGGAATGATGCGGTCATAATACCTAAAGCCATATCGTATACACCATTCACTATACGATGACTTTGCTCCCTTACGAAGTTTACGCCTACTGTTTTCAAATACAAACCGTATGTCAAGATTTGGATGTTGCTTCTTGATAGCAAGATGCTTACGTCTATCTGCTGCCGTGAACATACCTTTTGTTTCTATTATGATACCATTAGACAGCACGAAGTCTGGTGTGTAGGTTCTGTACGCTAGGTCTTCCCACTCAATCTTAACCTCTTCATATAAGAAGTCTTCTTTTAGTTCTTTGAGATAGTCAGATACCTTGAGTTCCAGACCGCTACGATAGCCATACTTTCGTGCCGCCCTAAATTGTTTTGCGTTAGGCATCTACTTGTACTTTTCATCCATTGAAATGTACGATACCATCTTGGGTTCTTTAGCTTGTGACATCACGGCAGGATGTTCTTTAAGCGTAGGCCAACATGAAAAGCGATAAGCACAGAAGATGCAGTTCTCATTCAAGACTGTGTTACCTGTAGGCTTGCCTCTAAATGTTTCAGGAACAGGCTCAAAGCAACGCTCAAACTTATTGTCTGTAACCTTCTGTACAGTATCTTTGATATGGGACATCTCTGTATCAATGTCAAGACCTGTAGCTGGTACATATTTAAATTGACCATTGGCTTTGTTGACTACCCACCAGCCACCAGCACGTTTGCCTGATGCTTTAGCATAACCAGCAAGCTGTGCAACATAACCAAAGGAATCATGTGCCGCTAATTTATCATATGATTCAAACTTGTTTTGATATGACCAATTAGAGGCTGACTTAACATCATCAACAGCACCGTCAATAACAATATCATATGTACCATTGATGGATGTATCGTCATCAATCTCAAGCGTAACCTGTTCAGCATCTTCATATTGTACTCCTGCCTCTGTTAATAGACCTTTGAAAACAGCTTCAACAATGTCTCCAAGCATCATGTTCATTACGAATGTGGTTGGTAAGGGCAATGCTTTCTCTGGTTCATTCTTATCAAACCAAAGCTGACAGCTTGGCCTTCCTATGTTAGACATACGAAGACGAAACTCACCACGCTGATTGCCCCCACCAAACTGGCGTTGTACTGCATCCATTACATCTTGACCAATCTGCTTAATAGTTTTGTCCGACATTGTGGACTTACCATTAGCAGCGTTCTCCATGTATTGATGCAACGCCAGTTCAGCAGGATGGTTCATTATGCTACTTCCACTTCTTCCTCATCAAAGTCAATGACACCATCAACGATAGCCTCATCATCCTCATCGTCATAAGCATTAGCTTTATCTGACCATGCTTTGATTATGTACTCGTTGTAGTTCTGTACCCACTGCATAAAGTCAGCAAACATGTTTTGTTCTGTGTCTGTTAGTTCCAAAGTTTTTGACACATCAAGTGACACTACGGGCAAATAGAACACTGCTCCCGTAGGAATCTTACGTTCCTCTGTATTCGCAGTAATCAAATGCTGTACAGGAAGACGTTGCATCTTTGCGAGTTTAGTAAAGGCAGTGCCTACATTCTTAAAGGCATCACGATTATCAATCTCCCAAATGAATGGCATCTCATCTACACTCACAGAGTTACCACTTGAGTCAGTAGCATTGACCAGTTCAACTGTGCCAAGCACCACACGTACTCGCTTAATCTGCTTGATGAGTTCTTGTGTCTTCTCTGGTAGTGCTTTAAAGTCTTGAATGTAACCAGCAGGTTTACCACAGTTAAAGCCGCCATCATTATCTTTCAAGTCAATGTTCAGATTGTCAGCCATGACAGTCTTTACGTACCGATTAGGACTATCACCCATACCCCGAATGAAACGCTTGTACATAAAGCGTTGCAGGAATGGACGAATCTTCACAGAATCTGCATAGTATGTGGGGCCATCTGGTACTTCCAGTTTATATGTACCACCACTCACAACTTCCATGTTCACCTTCTTGCCGTTGACATCAGCCTCACCCATTACAGGTGAATGATTGATGCGCAGACGAGCGAGAGTGCTTGCTTGCTTACGCTGACTTGCACCCTCGTTGGCAATACCCATAGCTTTCGCCATTGCTGCATAGTTGTTAGTATCAATAGTTGTTAATTCCATATTTTATACTCCTTCTTTTGAGTTAGAAAATCATAGTTATATCACGACACATCTTTTGTGTCAAGCCAGTTTGGACCAATTTTTGCCTCAAGTTCTAGTGGTACATTAAACACTATACCCCAACGCATTGTAATCAAACTAGGCAGTACTTTATTTGTATCCTGAATTATTTCAACACATCTCCTTTCTTCATCAGGATGAACGTCAATTACAATTGAATCATGTACAGTGTTTACCACACAAGATTGCATACCGTCAAGTAATTTATCAATGTGTAATAATGCAAGAGGCACAATGTCTGCTGTAGCAAACGACTGTACAGGATAGTTTTTTATCTGTGTAAAGTGCGATACTCTACCTCGTGAGTTACGCTGCACATTAGGAAAGGCAAACTGCCTACCTGATGGCGTTGTAATCATGCCTGTGTTTATAGCTTCTTTAGCCAGTCGGGAATGCCAAGAGGCAACTCCCCCATACTTCTCTGTAAAGTGTTCGTAGTACGCTGCTTCTGCTTTCGTTCTTCCGAATCCTGTTGCTCCATAGAGGGGCGCGAATGTATGCGCTTTCGCATCCTGTCTATTCGTAGGCTGACCAGCATCGGTAATAACTTTAGCGGTATATGAGTGTACATCAAACCCAGTAGATACTTCTTCAATAGCAACTCCATCTTGTGATAAATAAGCAGCCGCACGAAACTCTAGCTGTGCAAAGTCTGCTTCCATAATCTTGCCACCTTCAAACCGGGATACAAACACTTTCTTTACAGGGAATGTACCGCCGCGTGGCATGTTCTGCATGTTAGGGTCAGCACCGCTGAACCTACCTGTTGCAGTACGATGTTGAAGCAAGCGCACATGCAGCTTGCCATCAGTCTTTGTGTGTAGGTCAATGCCTTCCACGAATGAAGATAAGTATGTATCAACGGCAGATAGTCTGCGCACCTTTGACAAAAAGTCAACAGCATCATGCATGTCTTTTGACTTGGCGACAGACTCAAGTACCTCAAGATTACCTTTACTTGTGGTAAAGCCATTAGCACTTGCCCACTTTGGTGATGGTGGACGAAACTTTAACCCCGCCACAGCCATAGTATCAGTAAGATTGTAACCATTCCCATCACAATTCTTACATCTGTTTGTGTTAGCAAAAGGTGTTCCATCTTTCTTTACCTTTCTTACTTGTCCACTACCATTACATTCATCACATTGTTTTGCTTCAGTCTTATACATACGCTTTGTACCACCAGCAATCAAGCTACGAAAGTCAGCGTCATCCATGTAGGGGTCAATGGCATTGCCCCAATATGTTTTATCCATGACCTTACGGCTATAAATAACCCAAGACAATTGCTCTGGACTATTAAGATTGATAGGCGTGTCACCCATCAACTCATGCACATGCTTTTGTAAGTCAATCTCTAGCTGTTTCTTCTCTGCCTCAAACTCTCTACGCACTTCATCCAGCTTGCTACGGTCTACGGTAAATCCTCGCTGATATATATGAGCAAGGCACACAGCAACCTGATTAGTCAAGGTTACAGTGTCTAACAGACTAGCATCTGCTGGTGTATTCAAACGATACCACAACTTGTCAGACAGTTGTTGTGTAGCATGAAGGTCAGCAGATAGATACTCACACAACTCGTTGTATGGTATGTCTCGTGTACTGTAGCCCTGCTTGAAGTACTCCTTGAGGGTGTCCTGCTTCTTCGTATCTAACTCATAGCGTTCTGCACAAGCCTCTAGCGATAGAGGTTCCTTCAGTCCACGCTGCAAGACATACTCAACAAGCATAGTATCAAACACTGCACCATCATACTTGAAGCCTGACTCCCATAGCCATAGCAAATCATGTGCCACGTTGTGACAGATGAGTACAGTAGCTTGGTCAAGATACCACTGCACACGCTCATGGTAGTCAGGTTGACTAGGAACATCAGCATGGTCAAAAGGGAAGTGCTGTTCATGTCCTTGGTCAGTCAGTACGCCTACCATAGTCAATGAGTTGTTAGGCTCAAAGGGGTCTAGGTGTAGCTTACCACCACGCTTGGTGACTGTGTTCTCTACATCAAGTGTTAGTTTCATATCATCTCCTATGCGTAATTGTTTGTTGAGTAATACTTGTACTCACTGTTTGTTTTGTTTGCCCTGTTGCGTATATTTGACATGTTCTCTGACATAGATACCCAACGAAGATTATCTACAGCGTAGTCTAGCTTATCTTCATTGATGTGGTCAACATTATATTTATCAACAGGTGTTGGGTTGTGTATGAAAGCCATTGCACATATCCTGTGCAGGTAAATTGGTTTAGTAAACCTTCCATTGTTTAAGGAAACAGCGGGATAAACAGCCCTACTAAATGTCGGTTGCAGTACTTTGCCTGTGCTAACATTCAAGATGAATGGGAAGTCAGCACGGCCTGAATACATAGGAAGTGAATGCGTACCACCTGTTCGATATACTCTGTACTTACCTTCTGGTATAGAGGCAAGGAAGGCAGAGGATGTAGTCAAATCCTGTCTTCGTCTGCCTTTATCTCCAAAGTAAATAGGCGCATCCTTAATGTCAAGGAACTCAATATCTGTGTCAATTGCTTCATCAAATAAATGTAATTGCATCATCCTTCATACCTCGCTGTCTGATAATTAAGTTCACAGTTTACCATACCATGCCAACCATTCAACTTGTTCTTTACGATATTAATATGACGCAGTGGGCTTTCTTCTTCCTGCCCTTCAACAGATGGTGACTTACCAATCAGTATCATGAGGTCAGCTTCAGCAGCCTTACCTGTGCGACTACCTTCCATCATGCTCTGATTCAACTGCGCCCGACCCTCTGCCTCTGCAGACAACTGTGACATATAAAACACGGCACAATCATATGTCTTGGCAATCTGTCTTGCGTAGATGGCACAAGCCTTGAGTGCCTCATCATTACGAGCAAAGGAACCAGATACACCAAACTTATCACCCATGTCAAGCACAAGCACATCAGGCTTGTATGACTTGCACACGGACTCTACCCATGCCATGTCACGCCCACCTGCCTCTTTAATCTTAATGTTCTGCATGACAGGTGCATACAGTGCCTGTGCCTTACTCATGTTATCCCTAACCTCACGTGCTGTCATGCCTGCAGCAGCAGTAAGATACCTTGCACCAACACGGTGAGTAGGTTCTTCGTTACACAGGATAATGCACTTCGCACCTTGATGCGCAAACCCATTCGGGCCAGCGATTAGAGAGGCGTGGAAGGATGTCTTGCCTGTGTTTGGTCTAGCACCTACCTCAATCAACTGACCGCCACTCACGCCCTCTACTTTGCGGCATACACTAGGGATGTTGAATGTCCAACGTGCTTCCAGTTCAGCTTTTGCCATGAGTGTTTCAATAGTGATGTCATCCCATTCGATATTTAAGTTGGGAATGAAGTCATCTCCATAGTTCTCTAGCAAATTGCGAAGTGTCTCAAGTGTATTGGCATCACCATTTACCATGTCAAAGCCAATGTTAGCTACGTCCTCACCAATCACCTGACGAAATAGCTTGGACAATACCTCTTGTGAGATGTCATGTCCCATTGTGCTTTCGTTCTTTATGGTAGAGAACAGAGAAGCATATGCCTGCTTCTGTGCGGTAGTCAGCGTAGGATTATCAGACATGAACAGTGCTTCTATTTCATCTGGTGACACAGTGCGATTGTATCTATCCATAGCTGCATCAATAGTCTTCTTAATCTTACGCACATCTTTACTGAATAGTCTGTCTGGACATTTAGCACCACGATGGTCATCGTAGAATGTCTTATCCATGAGACTGCGTATAAGTGATAATTCCATTACATAATCTCCTTGTTGGTTAAAGATGCCAGTGCATCCATGTCATCGGGGTGACGATACTTTATATCATCAGTCAGTCGTAGTACACGTACATCGGAAACATGTCCACGTAATTCTTTCGCAATCGCAAGTGTCTTTGGTAAAGCATCGGGGTCTAATGCGATTACTGCTGTTGAGAACTGTGAGAGATACCTCTTGTGTGAATCAAGCATTGATGTCCCCAACATGGCTACCCCTACAAGCCGAACATCACTGCCTACAACTGCAGCACTCACACAGTCCTCAACAACTACTGCGACATTACCATA